CTGTCGAGCATTGAGAAGCCCATAATGACGCCGGAGCAGGTTGCCGGTCACCAAATGATGTGGGCCGAAGATAACCTCAAGGATTATCCATACCTACTGGTTAACCCGGTTACCGACCAGAACGGAAACGAGCAGGCTGTCGGGCCAGTTGGATACACTCGAAGCGCTGCGGTTCCACCGGCAATGGCTGGACTCTTGACTCTGACAGAAAATGACATGCGGGATATTCTGGGCAATCAGGAAGCCGGCGAAGTCATGGAGCCGAATATGTCTGGAAAGGCTGTAGAGCTTATTCAGAACCGACTAGACATGCAGGCGTATATTTATATGTCTAACATGGCCAAGGCTGTGAAGCGCTGTGGTGAGATCTGGCTATCAATGGCGCGTGAGATCTATGTCGAGGAAGGCCGGCGAATGAAAGGCCTTGAGAAGGATGGAACCCCCGACACCTACGCATTGATGACTCCGATCATTGACCAAGATACCGGCGAGCTCACATACAAGAATGATCTGACCCGCGCGACCTTTGATGTTGCGGTAGACGTAGGTCCGACCTCATCGAGCCGTAGAGCGGCTACAGTGCGCAGTGTAACCGGCATGCTTCAGTTGGCTACTGATCCAGAGACTCAGGCCGTTCTCACGTCAGTGGCAATGATGAATATGGAAGGTGAAGGCATTAACGACATTCGTCAGTATTTCCGCAAGAAGCTAGTGCGAATGGGCGTAGTTGAGCCGAACGAAGCGGAGCAGGAAGAAATGCTAATGGAGATGCAGAACCAGCAGCCAGATCCGAATGCGATGTTCTTGCAAGCTAGCGCGGCAGAGGCAGAGGCCAAAGCAATCAAAGCCCAGGCTGACGCAGTGAAGGCTCAGGCAGACACCGAGTACCGGGTAGCGCAAACAGCAGAGACTAAGGCTCAAACGCTCAAGACCCTGGCTGAGCTCGAGAACGATGAGCAACGCCTGGCGCTCGAGACCGCTGAGAGGCTCACGCAGACTGTTGATGAGGCCTTCGATGTATCCACTCAGATACAGCAGCCAATGCCACAGGAGTAAGACATGGCAAGCCAAGATATTACTGAGAGCGGTGTTCAAGAAGTATTGAGGACGATGGGTATTCCTAGCTCGTTTAAGGGATTCCGGGAAGATGTAACAGGACGTGCAGAAGCCCTAGCAACCGTTGGATCTGGTATGGCTGGGACTATGGCTGGTATGGGTGGTGGCTTGTTTGAAATGCTCCGCAGTGGCAATCCGCAAGCGGCTCTCGATCAATATCGGCAGATCCAAGAGGCGATGACCTTTGTTCCTAGAACCCAGAAAGGTTTAGAGAACGTTCAGGATATTGGTGAATTCTTTGAGCCTGTCGCTAATATCTATGAGCGGTTTGGCGAAAGCGTTGCTGAGCAAACTGGCAGCCCAGTGGTAGGGGAGTTCACTCAGGAGTTTGTTGATCCGCTTGATCTGATGGGGCTGGGCGCGGTTTCAGCTATACCGGCGATTGCAAGGAAGTCTCGATTCGCTGAGAACATTGCATCGCAAACAACACAGCGTGCAAACACGGTGGGGACTGCGGTTAAGGCGTCCAACTATCTTGATGAGATAGGAGCAAAAGGCAAAACGTTAGACTATGGCGCTGGGCTCGGAGAGAACGCAAAAGCGATCAAAGCAGATGAAACATTTGAGCCATTCCCACAGGGCGAGTTCAATCCGACTTATACAGACCCTGCCCAGGTTCCAGCGAATGCTTACGGGCGCATTATCTCAACTAACGTGCTAAATGTGTTGCCGCCTGATATTCGCCAGGAAGCCGTTTTGACTATTGGTAATGCGCTCGAGCCCGGTGGCACTGCGTTGATTCAGACATGGGATGTTGGCGCCGCAAAAGCTGGAATGAAGTCTAAGAAGGCAATACCGGTAGAGGGCGAAGAGAATGCCTACACAACGTCTACTGGTAGCTATCAAAAAGGATTTAGTAAGCAAGAGCTGCAAGAATACTTAACCGAAACGCTTGGTCCAGGCTTTACAGTTGAGCCTGTGCCTGGCAAGGCTGGTATTAGTGGGACGGCGGTAACGATCACGAAATCTGCCGAAGACATTGCGCCTAAAATTGAAGCTGCACAAGCATCACAAAGAACTCTATCTGAGTTAAAACAGGCGCAGCCGGTGGCGTCAGTTGAGGATCTATACGCATTGGCACCGCAGGCGCAAACACAGTTAGTGAATACGCTTAAATCTGCCACAGCCGATTACAATGTCCAGATAAAGAACCCAGGGATCAAGACCAGGGCGACTACACAAGAGAAATTTACTCGCAAAGGATACAAAAGCGCCAATGAATTTACTGATGTATCTCGAGCTGGCATGGTTGTTAACAGTGTTGCCGATGCGGACGCAATCATTGCCGACCTGGGAAAGCGCCTAAACATCCTGGATGAAGGCTGGAGCATGACACCTAGCGGGTTCGTTGATCGCAAGGTATTAGTGCAGACACCTAGCGGAATGATATCAGAGGTTCAGATCTGGCTGCCTGCAATGTACGATGCCAAGTTCGCTAAGGGTGGCCAGGATCTATACACTAAGTGGCGCAGCGAAACTGACCAGGCTGTTAAACGTGATCTTGAAAAGCAAATGCAAGCAATTTATTCAGAAGCAACAAAGGCCGATACCGAATTGGATCAAGCCTTTGCTGCTGTCGCCGGAACCTTGAAGTCACCGAACTGAGGCTGGAACCGAGCTTTGAATATTTCTTCTGAAGCAATGACAGATCCGCTATCGAACACGTCGCCGGCGTCTACTTCAGTCCAGGTGCCGTTTGGTTCTAACATAGCAACGGCTTTATACTCTGGGTCAGTGAACAACACAGCCGGTCGTCCATCCCAGTTGACTAACGTTTTTTTCATGGGAACACCTCCACACAAGATAATGCCACCATTATGTCACAAAGGCAATGAACGGTATTGCATAAAGAATTTGTTTTATAGATAATCTAGTTATAGCGGCATCCGCCCAGCCGCAGACGATGGGTGAGTTACAATGAGGTTAGTTATGGCAGATAGTGACGAGCTGTTACTCGAGGACACCGAGGTCGAAGAGGCTGAGGAGGTCCAAGAGGATTTGGACTTGGAGCTGGATGACGAGGTTGAAGCGGAAGCGGAGACTGAAGACGAAAGCGAAGATGACGAACTGATAGTCACAATAGGGGAGGATTCGCCACCCCCTGAAGAGACAACACAAGCCCCTGAGTGGGTGCGGGATTTACGCAAGCAGTATCGCGAGGAAAAGAAACGCAGTAAAGAGCTGGAAAAAAAGCTACAGGAACTGACAAAAGGTGAAGAAAAGCGGGCCACCACCTTGCCCCAGAAACCTACGCTTGAAGCAGCTGATTACGACACCGAACGATACGAGAACATGCTAGCGGACTGGTACGATAAAAAGCGCCAGTATGAAAGCGAGCAGGAAGCTGTCAAGCGGAAAGAGCTAGAGACTCAGGAAGAATGGCAGAAGAAACTCGAATCATACGAAACGGCGAAATCATCGTTAAAGGTTCGCGACTTTGAGGATGCTGAGGAGCTGGTCACTGAGCAGTTCACCACGGTCCAGCAAGGCATGATTCTAGCAGGCGCAGATAACCCGGCATTGGTTGTTTATGCACTTGGGAAAAACCCCAAGAAGGCGGCTGAACTAGCCTCGATACAAGACCCAGTAAAGTTCGCGTTCACGCTGGCTAAAATGGAGACGCAGTTGAAAACTAGCAAACGATCGGCACCGCCACCTGAGCGGACAGTAAAAGGTACTGGCACTTTAAGTGGTAGTGTTGATAGAACTTTAGAACGTCTGCGTGAAGAAGCGGCGAAGACGGGTGACTTTTCAAAGGTCATGGCGTATAAGCGGCAGAAGCGCGGGTAAAAAACTTTTTATAGGAGGCCACAATGGCTAACTCATTTAACAAAGAAGAGCGCGTAGCGTTCGAAGACATCCTCGAAGGTTTCCAGGATGCGTTGGTACTTTCACGTAACGTGGATGTTTACTCAACTGACTCAGCAATGATGGAGCGTGCTCAGGACACTATCTGGCGCCCTGTTCCTTACATCGCTAACTCAATCAATGCGGCGCCCGGTGTAGATATTTCTTCACTGTACCCCGACAACACTCAGCTTGCAGTTCCTTCGACTCTTGGCTTCAGCAAGTCCGTACCCTGGACTTTGAATGCTTCTGAGTTGCGTGATCAATTGCAAGAAGGTCGTCTTGGTGACGCTGCTAAGCAGAAGCTTGCTTCTGACATTAACGTTGCGATCATGAACGTTGCTGCTAACCAGGGCACATTGGTTGTTCCTGTTGTTGGTGCGGCTGGTGATTACGATGACATCGCATTGTGCGACACAATCATGAACGAAACTGGTGTTCCTGATTATGATCGTTACTTGGCTCTGAGCTCTCGCGACTACAATGGATTGGCTGGCAACCTTGCGGCTGCTACCCGTTCATTCGGCAACGAGAAGTCTGACAGTGCGTTTGAGCGTTCGCGCGTTGGCATGGTTGCAGGTTTTGACACCTACAAAATGCACTATGCAAATGCTCTTGCAGCGGCTGGCGGTTCTAGCATTACGATTAACACCACTGGCTCATTGGCTGAGTACGCTCCAAAAGCTACTTCAACCTCTGTTGGCGGTGAGATCAACGTTGACAACCGTTATCAGCAAGTAACCGTTTCTAGCACCACAAACGTGGCTGCTGGCGATGCGTTCACAATCGCTGGTGTTAACGCTGTACACCACATCACTAAGCAGGACACTGGACAGCTCAAGACTTTCCGTGTGATCTCTGTTGACTCTGGAACAACGATGACCATTTCTCCGCCAATCATTGGTGGTGGCGGTGGCACCGATGCAGAGCTTCAGTATCAGAACTGTACTGTGACTGGCTCAGCTACTGCTGCAATCACGTTCTTGAACAATGCAGCCACTCAGGTGAACTGCTTCTGGCAGAAAGGTGCTCTTGAGTTGTTGCCCGGACGTTACGCTGTACCTGGAGATTCAGGTGTTGCTGTAATGCGTGGCACGACTGACCAGGGCATTGAGCTGGTAATGCAGAAGTTTTACGACATTAACACAATGACCACCAAGTACCGCTTGGATACATTGTTCGGTGTTGTGAACAAGCAGCCTGAAATGACTGGCGTTTTGCTATTCAATCAGACCTAATCTGATCGGGGGCTTCGGCCCCCTTTTCCCTTTCGGAGGTTTAGATGCCATTAAAGAAAGGCTATTCCAAGAAGACTATTTCCAAGAACATTAAAACGGAAATGAAAGCAGGCCGGCCTCAGAAGCAGGCTGTCGCTATTGCCTTGAGCACTGCGCGTAAAGCAAAGAAAAAGGCAAAGTCATGAAGCCACGGCAAGGCAAAGCAAAAGTTAAAGTTACCTCAACTGGTCGTAAGGTTTCTTACGGTCAGAAAGGCGCAAGCGTTAAGCCTGGAACTAAGAAAGGCGATTCATATTGCGCTCGATCAGCCGGGCAAATGAAATCTCATCCAAAGGCTGCAAAAGATCCCAATTCTCCGTTAAGATTATCTCGAAAGCGCTGGAAGTGCTCGGGCGCCAAATCTAGGAGATCGTAATGTCTGAAAAGAAAAAGGGTTCGCACGGCAAGGCGTGCTGGAAAGGATACCGGCGCGGTAAAGGCGATAGTTGCCACAAGGTCAACACACCAAAGAGGAAAAAGAAATGAAATACAGAGGAGCTCCCAAGAAGGGTCCGTATGTCGGAGCAACAAGCTCTGGCACAAAGAAGTACCGAGGAGCGCCCGCAGGAGGCGCCACAGGATATTATAAGGGCAGGCCTACTGTTACCACCTCAAGTGCGACAACAACGCCACGAGGCAGCACAGCGCGACCTGTAATGACCGGCAGGCCGGTTATGTCTCGACCAGGTGCTGGCGTATCAATTCGCAGACCAACAGGACGGACGTTTCTCAAATGATTTTCCCATGCCTTGTATTTAAGATGCCTGGGTCTGTTTTGCATCCAAAGGGGTCGCATAAATATGCTCAGGCCAAAAATCAAGATGAGCTCGATAATTATCTTGCCGATGGGTGGTTTCTTACAATTGAAGAAGCCGCTAATGCAATGGAGCAGATTGATTTAACGCCGCATCGACGTGGTCGCAAGGTTATTTTGAAACGCGAGAAAGAGCCGGTAGAGACCGAAAAATCGGATGATGATATACTACCGCCTACGCGCCTCGAGATGGAAATCAAGGCGGCTTTACTGGGTGTTAAATACGATGGGCGGACTAGCGATAAGAAATTGCTAGAGCGGATTGAAGAGGCGCTTCAATGAGCTATACGAAAAGACAGTTTGTGACTGCCGCTTTTGAGGAGGTTGGATTAGCAGCTTATGCGTTCGACCTAACAGATGATGAGCTGTCTGGAGCGTGCCGGCGCCTTGATGCAATGATGGCGGAATGGAATGCAAACGGATTAAGGTTAAGCTATCCGATTCCGAGCTCGCCTGAGTCCACAAACATCGATGCCGAAACTAGCGTCCCCGATGCTGCCAATGAGGCAATCATCACCAACCTGGCTGTTAGAATTGCGCCAGGATATGGAAAGCAAGTTTTACCTGATACAAAAATGACTGCACGCAATTCATACAAGACGCTATTGTCTCGATTTGGAATGCCAATTGAGCAGCAACTGCCCGGGATAATGCCTGCCGGAGCCGGCAACAAGCCCTGGCGTTATGATGATCCATTTTTACGTGACCCTATTGATCCGCTTGAGGTTGGCGGCGATGGGGTTTTAGAGTTTGAGTGAGGAGCTTATGGCCACTATAAACCAACTTTCAGCAGTAGATTCGCTTCAGGGTGGGGATCAAATCCCAGTCTATGACGCAAGCAATGGTGATGCTCGCAAAGCTTCTATGAGCACATTGCTAGAGTACATAGACGGAAATATTACAGCGAATACGGCTCTCGAAATATACGACAGCGTTGCTGACATGAAAACCAGCACAAGCATCGTTGAGGGTGACGTAATATTCGTTAAAGGGTATTACAGTGCTGGCGATGGCGGTCAAGGTTATTACCGGGCCGTTACTTACTCGGCCTATGGCGCTTCACCTGACGGGTATGGTGACCATGCTCTGAATGTTGGCCTGGTTGCAGAGCTTCTAGTGGCTGAGTCGATGTGCGTTGCGCAGTTCGGAACTGTAGGTGATGGCAGCGCAGATGATACGCTTGCTCTACAGGCATGTGCGGATTACATGTTCAAGAAAAGCACAGTGCTTGACACAAGTCTGCGAAAGGGCTGGATAAACCTGCACTTTTTGCCACGTAAAGAGCACAAGATCACAAGCACGATTGATTTTGGTGGTTCTATTGGCGCCGCTGGGCAGCAGGGTTGCCGTGTAAACATCGACTTCAATAACTGTTACATTGCACCTGCTCCTGATGACGTTGGTGTTGTGCATTCAGCAATTCGTCTGTGGGGTCTCAACGCCACCTTTAAAAACCTTTGGATTGATTTCGCTTTTAACTGTACTCAGCATGAGGTTTATGACTCACAGCCTGCCGGCGTGGTGATGAATCCGCTGCCAGCTAATGTTCCTGCCAGCGGTGTTATCTTTTCATTTTGCACTTATCAGCAAATAATTGTTTTCAATGCTTACATCGGCTTTCATCTCGAAGAGGATACAGGCCCATCATTTAAAAACCGGTTTATTAACTGTGACGCAAAGGGTTGCTTAAACTGGGGTTATAAGATGTATTCAACTCCGAACGTTGGCATCTCAACCACTAACGTCTGGGAGTCCTGTCACGTTTCAGCCAAGCTTGCTGGAAGCGATGCCAGGAATGGCGGCGCGTTTTATAACTGTCTGCAAACTCACGTACCTTCGGCTGACAATGAGCCCGGCGTAGGCGCAAGCTGGACTGATTACTGGATTGAGAACACTGCGACAAGCGGTTCTGGTTATCCTGATTGGAGTGATTCAGAAACTCGATACTACGAGGACGGTAAGGGTTACTACCTATACGCATTGTCTAACTCAACATTCCAGGGCGGCTGCGCTGTCGACGGCACAAACAACCGCCAAAACGGAAATATGATTACGGTCGATAACCAGGGCGGCTTAATCATTACCGGCGGGTTCCACATCGAAGGCTATATGTCGGCTTACGATGATAACTACCCAATTGACGTTCCTCGCGGATACCTATTCATTGATGAGCTGTATTTCCCTGGGTCGTTCTGGATGGCGCCTACAGCCAACGTGATGATTGGCTCATCTCGAGGCCAGGCTCGACGTATCTTCTTGCAAGACTATTACGACTACGCGCCAACAATCAAAAACTCACCCATCATTATGATCAACGCAGAAGGTTTTAACTTCGTTGAGACTGGGATGGGCATTGCGTCTGATGAGGTTATAGGTGTTCCTGATAACGGCGCTTTGGTTCAGCGAAGAATCGTTGGGCGCGACATGTTCCAGACAGCGTTTGGGGCGACCATTTCGACAATATCACCAGAAGTTCATGAGTCCGGAACTCACTTTGCTCACAATTGTTCTTCTGCCGGGTCATTAACGGTTGAGTTAAATGCAGACTATGATCTTGGTACATTTTACTCAGCTAACTGCTTTAACTCGACAGGGGCTGCAACTGGCAACACAATATTCACTGGAACTAATGGATCTACTATTTACGGTCCAACAACTGCCTTTAACGGGCAGACGCTGTGCGCTCGCAAAGTAGGAACAACGCTTTGGCAGACCTGGATTGAAGAAACCAAGAACACTGACGCGACAAATCAGTATAACTTCAACATTGGTGTGACTACGGTATCTGGGTTGCCGTCCGCCGCTGCGGCTTATACTGGTGCTCGAGCAATGGTAACAGATGCAAATGCAACAACGTTTGCCAGCACTGTTGCCGGCGGTGGCGCTAATGTAGTGCCTGTTTATTGTGATGGGTCTAACTGGAAAATAGGGTAAATTATGTTTGATTGGATGATCGCTCAAATGGAGCGCGAGGTTTCTAATGGTGGTGTTATTGTTTCCCATTGGCGGGTAACCGCGACCGAAGTCGATGGCGAAAACACATACACAGCTTCAGCTTATGGGTCTTGTGGGTTTACTCCGGACCCAAGCGCCCCTGACTTTGTGCCATACGACCAGCTCACTCAAGAGATGGTTCTTAATTGGGTCTGGGGAGTTGAAGATAAAGCAGAGATCGAAGCAAAATTGACTGCAAAAATTGAAGACGAAAAATCGCCTAAAGTGGAGGCCGGAGTACCGTGGTAACAATTAATGATGTGGAGTACACTGAAGATCAACTTGATGACAGCCAAAAGTATTTGGTTGCTCAGATAAAAGACCTCGAGCAAAAGCTTGCAATGCTCAATTTTGAAGCTGATCAAATTAACGTAGCCAAGAAATCATTTACGGATATTCTGGTACAATCATTGCAAGAATCTGATGATGAGTAGCCGCCATGCAAATACCTATCCTGAATGGGGTATATACGGATAATGAACCAGATTTCCGTATCAACTATCCCATTAATCTGGTCCCCACTTCAATGGCGAACGGGATCAGCAGTGGGTATTTGCGCCCAGGCGAAGGCTTAGTCAAAGAGGGCGATGGCCCTGGAATAGACCGGGGCGGGATCAACTGGAACAATGAGCTCTATCGTGTGATGGGCTCAAAGCTTGTTAAGATCAGCAATGAAGGGATCGTTACTACCTTGGGCGATGTTGGCTCTGGTGGTCAGGTTTCTTTTGATTATTCATTTGACCGGCTTGCGGTTGCATCTAATGAAAATCTTTTCTACTGGGATGGGTCAACGCTAACCCAGGTAACCGACCCAGACCTCGGTGTTGTTCTCGATGTTGTATGGGTCGACGGCTACTTCATGACAACCGATGGCGAATTTTTGGTGGTCACCGAGCTGTCAGACCCGACTCAAGTCAATCCATTAAAATACGGCTCAAGCGAAATTGATCCCGACCCGGTAAAGGCGCTGATCAAATTACGCAACGAGATCTATGCCGTGAACCGTCATACCATAGAGGTATTCGACAACATTGGCGGAACGCTGTTTCCGTTTCAAAGAATCGACGGCGCCAAGATTGGTAAGGGTTCGGTTGGCACGCATGCGTGTTGTGAATTCTTAGAGGCGATTGCTTTTGTTGGCTCTGCTCGAAATGAGCAGCCCGGCGTGTACCTGGCAACCAACGCGCAGACGGTAAAAATATCAACAAGCGAAATCGACACAATAATAAATCAATTTACTGAAAGCCAATTGTCAGATGTTGTGGTTGAGCAGCGCAAAGACAAGAGCGCTCAGGTGCTGTATATCCACTTACCAGACAGAACGTTGGCTTATGATGCCCACGCATCTGATGCGACCCAGCAGCCCGTGTGGTACGTTTTAACGTCCTCTGAGACGGGTTTCGCAAAGTATCGCGCTCGCAACTTTGTTTGGGTCTACAATCGCCAGACATGCGGAGATCCGACATCATCAGTATTTGGTTATACCGATGATTCGATATCAACGCATTGGGGCGACAAGACTCGATGGGAGTTTGGTACGACCATTATTTATAACGAAGGCAACAACGCTATTTTTCATGAGTTAGAGCTTGTTGCGTTAACTGGACGGGTTGCCTCTGGCACAAGCCCGACAATATCAACATCATATTCTTTAGATGGTATAAGCTATTCCCCTGCGCAATCCATTAGCGCTGGCACGACAGGTCAAAAACAAAAACGACTTGTTTGGCGCCGGCAGGGTAAGATGGAAAATTGGCGCATACAAAAGTTTTCAGGAAACAGTGACGCGCATTTAGCATTTGCTCGGCTTGAAGCCAAGATTGAAGGATTATTGTACTGATGCCTCTGACACCACCTCTGAAGTTAAACCGAGACCAGCTTGCATCATTCTTAAAAGACCACCGACAAATTAGAGCTTTTGAGAATCTTTTTGCAATTGCCGAGGAAGTAGACTCAATTGATATCACTGGCATTGAGTTGCTTTTATATGCGCAAGAGCAGCAGCGCGATACCTCAATTGAGGTTGATTATATTGATCTGCCTGTCAATGCTCCGCATATACAAAAAGAGCGCAGAGTCCAATGGAATGACAACGATGGCACTGTAGACATTGGTCTATACAACGGCTCGGTTCTACAGGTTGGCCAGGAGATGGTTTACTACGCCAAAAACAGATCTGGTGCTCTGATAGAAAACGGAACCCCAGTCATGTTTACAGGCACGGTTGGCGCAAGCGGGAAGCTTGAGTTTGGCCTGGCAGTAGCAGATGGAACGTATCCAACTGAATACATGATGGGTGTTGCCACTCAGGACATTGCGAAAAACGAGTTTGGGTATATAACTTCGTTTGGTCTTGTGCGTGGCCTAAACACAACAGGAACGCCGTATAGCGAAGTTTGGAACGATGGCGACCTTTTGTACTTCGATCCTGAAGATCCCGGCACCTGGACAAATGTGCAGCCTGAAGCGCCGAATATTCACATACCGGTTGCCGTGGTGATTAATGCTGGGCCTGGCGGAAGCGGCTCTATTTTTGTTCGGATGCAAATCGAGCCATCGCTAACTGACCTGCAAGATGTTCACATTGATACGGTCGCCGACGACGACATACTCACTTATAACGAAGAAAACCAGCGCTGGGAAAATGCAAACAACTTGACGCTGCGCGCTGGCGATCTTGGTGAAGTGACAGGTGACACGGTTCAAAGCTTGTCGCTATGGTATCAGACGGCAAACTCAGATCGCTTAACGTTCAGAGCTGAGCG